GAAAATTACATTAACATCGGGCGCAACAGTTACTATCAAAGATGCAGAAGATTTGAAGGTAAAAGATCGTAACCGCATTATGCGCGCTGGCGATAAAGGAACTGATGCTGAAAAAGGCATTGCTATTGGTAACGCGCTTCTTACAACAATCATCAAGGAATGGTCTTACGACTTTCTTATCCCATCAGTTAAGGAAGAATCTATCGAAGAACTACCTATTAAAGATTATGTAGAGCTTATGAAACTTACCGAAGATTTGACCAAAGATTTATTTCCTGATCTAGCAGACTCCGATAAAAACCGCTTAAACCCTGATAGCCCTTTAGACGGCTCGAACGCCTAAAAGGATTACTGCAAGGGTTTCAACGATCATCTGATCTTGATTACCCTGATGAGGAGTGGTTTTACTTCAAGTTTGCTGATCGGTTCGGCTGGACACCTGAACAGGTAGATAATTTACCTGCCGGGCGTTCGGATTGGTTGTTGGCAATCGCCGACACCGTAGAGCAGGTAAAGATTGAGCAGATGGAGAAGAAGTGAGCGACAACCTTCCCGAAGTAACTGCCGCCCTTAACGCTTGGCAAAAGCGTATGGATAAGGCAGGGGAATTAGCCGCTAAACAAATTTCTATCGCTGTGTGGAGTAAAGCTAAGGAACTCACAAGCGAAACTGTAAATCCACCTATTCAATCTAAAAATAGGTTGCGCCATAATCCTCATATTGGCGGCAATGGCACACCACCTAACTACGCAACAGGAAATCTCAACCGAAACATCATTGCCAATTCTGTAATACGACAAGGTTTTGGAACTTATGTAGCAAGCGTTTCTTCTAATGCTGAATATGCTCGCGTTCTTGAAGAAGGCTCGTCACGATGGCTAAGTGGGGTAAAATACCCATATATGTATCCGGCGCGTGATGAAATCGTCAATTCCGGTAAAGCAAGAATGATTATGACCGGGTTTATTAAAGCCGCAATGGGGGGATAGTAAATGGCAGGTGAAATCCCTAATCTTAATGTAGAGATACTTGTTCAACTTACTAACCTGACTGCCGCCGTTCAAGAGGCAACTAACGGTCTAAACAAAATTGGTAATGCTGCCAAAGAACAAGAAAGCAAATTCTTATCTCTTAAAACAGTAATGCTTGGAACTTTTGCTGGCGGTGGACTCCAGCAAGGTATTCAGATGTTCACAAACTTCTTAAAAGAATCGGTCAAGGCTGCCGAGCAAGCACAACTTTCAACAACTCAACTAGCAACGGCGATGAATCAAGCCAAGATAAATACAGAGGCTAATCGCAAGGTAGTTGAAGCATCTATCGGCTCAATGGAAAAACTAGCCTTTACCCATACTGATGCAACCAACGCTATGACTAAGTTGGTCTTGGCTACTGGCTCGGTGGCAAATTCTCAGAAAGAAATGGGAACTATTGCTGATTACGCTCGTCTCAAGCAAATCTCTTTATCTGATGCTGCAACCACATTAACCAAAGCAAGCGGTGGAATGGTTAGAGCGTTTAAGGAATATCACATTGAACTTGATACAAGCATTTCTAAACACGATGCACTTATCAAAGCAATGGATCAACTTTCAGGCAAGATTAAAGATCAAGCTGCTGCCTATCTAAAGACATACGCAGGTCAAATGGCTGACCTCAATGTCAAGATGGAAAAGGTAAAAGAAACTGTTGGAGCAGTATTGCTGCCTATTCTTCGTAAGTTGGCAGATATGTTTGTCGAAGTTTCATCTTTTGTATCTAAACATAAAGATTTAATGATTGTCTTAGTTGCCGTAATTGGAACAGCCCTCGTAGCCGCGTTAGTGGCTGCGACTACTGCGGCTTATGCAATGATCGCACCATTTGTTGCTGCTATTGCTCCGTTTGCTGCCGTTGCTGCTGGCGTTGCTTTGTTGTGGAATCATTTCAAAGTATTTAGAGATGTTGTGGTTGATGCGGTTGAAGTTGTAGTTAAGTATTTAGGTTATTTCATTGGCTTTATAGCAAAAATTGTTGAGGCAGCCAGCCACCTTCCTATTATTGGTGACCATTTCAAGGGAATGGCTAAAGGCATAAATCAAGCAGCCGTAGAGGTTGGCAATTTTGCTACTAAATTAGATGGGTTAAAAAACAAAAAGATTAACCTTAATTTCTCAGCACTAGCTCCTGATCTTGCAGGTGGCGCAAGTGGCGGTACGGGTGGTTCAGGATTTGATTCTTCTGTTACAGGAAGCACTTTGAGCAAGTCTGCAACGGCGATTAAAAAAGCCCAAGACGATATGAAGAAACTTCAAGACGAACAAGCCAAAATCCTTCTTGATCGTCAGACAAAGATGGATACGGCATTATCTGATTTAAGAACAAAAGAATTAGATGCCCACACCAAGTTCGATCAGACCAAACTTGATATTGAAACAAAATACCAAGATGCAGTAGAAGCGGCTACAACCGCTCATAACGATGCTATCGAAAAGGCTAATCAGACCCATCAAGACAATATCATCAGCATAAATCAGGCTGCTCTTGATAAGCAAAAGGCAATCATTCAGCAATCCATAGATGCTATGACTAGCGGGTTTGCCAGCGTAACTAAGTTTGACCTTGCTAAATCCTTCTCAGGCACAGGCACAACTAGCGGTCTTATTGCCTCTATGCAGAATCAACTTACACAAATTCTTCAACTGCAAAAGGATGCTGGCGATCTAGCCGCTAAGGGTTACTCACAATCCTTTATCAACCAAGTCATTGCCCAAGGCCCATTGGTCGGCGATCAGATGTCACAGGCAATTCTAAACGCTACCCCACAGACCGCCGATCAAATTAAGTCGCTTTATGCTCAGATTGACACCGTTTCTAACTCAGGCTTAGACACTCTTGCTCAAACAATGAATGACGGCACAACCTTTGCTACTTCGGCTATGGCTAAACAGTATGCTCAAGTGGCTGTTGATCTACAAAAGTCTTTGGCTGACGAAAATAGTAAGTATCAAGACTCTCTCAATGCTGCTCAAGATACCTTTAATAAGGCTATGACTTCTGCCGGCAACGCTAGAGATTTGGCACTTCAAAAAGCGCAGCAAGTTCTCACCGATTCTTTGACCTCTGCTCAACAGGCTTACGACAAGTCAGTTAAGGCAATTTCAGATAGCACGATGTCTAAGCTTGATGCCCTTATTGCCAAGATGCTTACTGCTCAGGCTTTGCTGGCTAAATTAGGCGCGCCAACTACAAGCGTTCCTACAACTGGTTACAGCCCAATTCCTTTACTACCTGCAACAACCGCCAATGTCGGGGCAAACATTGGAATCATAGATGCCAACATTGCCTCTCTTGGAAAGGCAGTCGGCGCGGGAGTAACGATCAACGCTCCAATCACCGTAGATGGCTCTACCGCCCCATCTCAGATTCAAAGCAGCGTATTAAGTTTGGCTAAATTGGGTGCGCTCGCTAATGGCTCAGGAACGGGGTACTAATGGCTACTGTAACCTCCCTTAATCCCTATTCATTTGCCTTTAACGGCTTTGTATTCGGTGGGGGTAACTCTCCCTATCAGGTACTACAGATTGACGGCTTAGAAGCCCTGCCAGCCCTTCGTGTGCAGGACTCTGACCGAGGCTATCAAGACGGAATGTTCTCAGGGCGCGATTTCTTTTCAGGTCGCAGTATCACCGTAACAATGCAGATTCTTTCAGGCAATGGTCTTACCGCCCAAGCTAACTTCAATCTTCTTAGGGCTGCCCTGCAACCTCAGCAAACAGGAACAACTCCGCTTCAATTCCAACTTTCAGGTGGCGAGAACCTGCAATACATCAACGCGCGTGTGCGTAAGGCAATTTCTACGATTGACCCTGATTACACCTACGGCAAGATCAAAGCTCAGTTTGAGTTCTTTTGCCCTGACTTCCGTTATTACGACAACACAACCCAAACAGCAACAATGGCAGTTACTCAGCCTTTGGGTCGCATCTACAACCGCACTTACGATCTAACCTTTGGTGGCGGTTCTCAAACTCAGACCGCGACTATTATTAACAACGGCGATACAACGACTTATCCGATCATTACCATTTACGGGCCGATCATTAACCCTGTTGTCGGCTCTACAACAAGCGGTCAAAACCTTTCATTCAACTACACAATGGGTCAGTCAGACATCATCGTTATTGACCTACAGAATAAAACCGTATTACTCAATGGAAACCCTGCGCGTAATTTATTGCTAGGCTCGTCACAATGGTTTGCTGCTCCACCCGGAACTAGCCTTTATTACTTCACAGGCACAGGTACGACTATCGGTCAGACCAGCGCAACTGTACAATGGAACAATGCTTACGCATAAGGAGATGAAGTGACACTACGCACACCCCCAAGTTGGTTACAAAACGGCTCACACCCTGCCGAAAATGACCGCCTTACAATGCAAGCTCTGTATTCAACTACAGGCATCATTGGCAGCACTTCATTAGCCGTTACACAAAGCGCAACGCCGGGTATGTCGGTTCTTATCGCATCAGGTTGGGCAGCGATTGTTGGTACAACCCAAGCCAATATGGGTGTTTATACTTCTTACAACGATGCTTCTGTAACCGCTTCTATCGCTACCGCTAACGCAACTAATCCTCGTATTGACCTTGTATGCCTCACAGTTAATGATGCTTATTACACAGGCTCAACTAATAATGTTGTTGTCAATGTAGTCACAGGAACACCTGCAGGTTCACCTACTGTTCCAGCAACTCCCGCTAACTCAATCGCGCTCGCTCAAGTTTATGTCGGCGCAGCAGTTACCTCGATTACAAACTCTAATATCACCGATGTTCGCGTAGCCGTAACCAGCAATGTAATCTCAGCAAACAACATTGCGATCAACAATCAAACAGGAACAACTTACACAACAGTTCTTGCCGATAATTCAAAACTTATTACCCTTGCCAACGCTTCTGCTATTGCCGTGACTATCCCGCCATATAGCTCAGTTGCCTATCCAATCGGCGCACAAATTACCCTTGCTCAATATGGCGCAGGACAACCTACGATCTCAGGCGGTTCAGGCGTAACGATCGTATCAACTGGCGCAACTGCGGCTACACCTAAACTTCGCGCCCAATACTCTACAGCCACTTGTATTCAGACATCCACAAATACTTGGTTGGTGGTTGGAGATATAGCGTGAGTAAATTAGCCTTAGACCCTGTTAATCACCCTGCGTTATCAAGCGCGCCTACACTTCCAACATTACGCGCTGGCGATGTTTATTACGATACAACGAATGGATTGCAGGTTTATAGCGGTACATCGTGGAGTTCGGTAGCATCTACTACACTTACCAACATTGACGGCGGGATGTCAGATGGGGTTGCTCCTTATCTAGCAGGTCGCGCGAACGCATCAGCAACACAGACTATTAACGGAGGCAGCGCATAATGGCAGTTGTAACCCAAATCCAAAATCGCCGCGATACTGCTGCTAACTGGGTAAGTGCTAACTCAACTCTTGCTGCTGGCGAAATCGGCTTTGAAACCGACACACTTAAATTTAAGATCGGTAACGGCTCATCGGCTTGGAACGCACTTGCTTATTCCAATCCCGGCATATACCAATCAACCCCTACTTTTAGCGGCAACGCCTACACCCTTGTAGCCTCAGATGCAGGAAACTTCCT